TTGCCGATGTTCACGTCCTGCTTGTCGCCGTACTTCTTGGGGTTCCACTTGGCGAGCAGCTTGAGGCGCATCTCGGCACGCAACTTGGCGCGCTGGATTTCTTCGCTCTGAGCGGGGACGCTGTCGACGATCTGCATCACGTCGTCAGCGATCACGTCTGCGCCAACGTCTCGCGCCTGCGCATACGCGATGGCCAACGCTTCGTCTTCGTTGCACCACAGACGCCAGTTGTTCGGATGAAAGTCCAACTCCCGACCAAGCGACGCCAGCGTCTCGCCCTGAGCGATACGCGACAGCACCTCTTCAATGAGCTTGGGGTTCTTCTTCGCCGGGTACGGCATCTGCTTGCTCCGCATGTTCGACAGGGCTTCCAGTCGCAGCGAGAAATAGCACCGCAGGCCCCCTACGACAAGGGAGGGCAGAACAGGATGTCGTGGTCCCCGATAACGCCGGGCGCTTCCCCATCCTCAATGGCCTGCGCAATTGCTGGCCATATGCCGCGACCCCTAGGGTCACGCGGCGGCAAAACCTCCCCGTACAACCGGAGCATGATCTCACGCCGAACGTCATCAATCAGCACCACATCCTCAACCAACGAGAACCCGTTGAGCACATCAATCGCCGCCTTGCGCATGGCGTCATCAAAAGCCACGCTGACCTTTTGTGCCGCAACCGGACGAGCGCCAACCTTCCGGTGCTCTGGGCAGGTTCGAGTGGGATACGCAAACGACCGCTTGGTGGTAAACTGATACGGCTTCCCGCAGTCAACGCACTTGCTCTCCCAGCGAAGCCACACGCCCTTCTTCCCCTTCTTCCCCGAAGTGAAGTCCAGCTTGACCACACGCAGCGTCTGGTCCCGATCTGGCAGGTACACGGTAGAGCCAACCTCAAAGCGCCCAGCGGCCTTCAACGCCGCCGCAATACGCTCCGGGATGGTCATTGCTTGATCGGCGTCCACAGCGCCGCTAGTACGAGCATTAGGCATGGCAAACTCCTTCACAGTTGCCGTTGTCAGGGCGGGTGCGCGGTTGGTCCTGCGCATCCGTCCACCCTTCTACCCGACAAAACAAAATCCGACAAGCCCTATGGAGGCCCGCGTTACATTCGGGCGCTATGGGGGATCACACTGCACGTGGCGTTGCACACCTCCATCCCCGGCATCGGGGATAGGGGGATGGAGTTGTGACACCCCCTACGCGCATAGGGAGATGTCACGTTTCATCACATGTGGTCAGATGTTACCGTGTTACAGGCACCCCCCATAGCACGTAAATTAGAACCTGCAAAAAACAGCAACTTGCAACTTTTTTCATGAAAAATGCGCTTATTTACACTGAGGGGGGTTGACCATTTTAAAGCACCCGGTTAACAGGGTTTCATCAACAACGGAGACACCGACATGACCACCATCGACACCTTCCGCGCCTACACCATCGTTGCCGGTGACAATGCCTTTGACGAAAGCGAAGAGTTCGCCATCGGCTACGACAGCCCGCGCCACGGTCGCCTCTATGACTTCTTCCGCCTCGGTTCGGTCGAGGGCTACGCCGCCCGTTACAACGAAGACCCGGCTGCCCACATCGCCCGCGCCATCGAAAACGGCCACGAACTCTACTGGGCCAACAAGCGCAGCACGATGATCTCGGCCCACCCGCAGGACCACCGCACGGTGCGCGCCATCAACCTCGGCGACACCATCACCTTCAAGGGTAAGACCTTCCGCGTCGAGCCTGCCGCCAACAGCAACGTCAAGCTGGTCGAGGTGGCCTAACCGGAAAGGGGGCGCGCCACCCCATGGTGTGCCCCCACAATTTTCCTGTTGACCTAGTAAACCACCTGCTTTAAGGGTCACGTCATCAGCAACGAAGGAGTACCAAGTCATGACCTACACCCCTTGGATGGCCGGAGCAGCAGCCGCCGCGAAGCGCGCCAACGAAGCCGCCCGCCGCCGCGACATCGCCAAGTTCCGCGCAGAGTACGCAGCGTACCGCGCCGAGGAACTGGCCTGCGGCTACGAACCGGACACCTTCGAACAGTACCTCGGGTCCAACCTCTGCTCGCAGCTCGGCCTGCACTACGTCAGCGCCAAGGACGCCGCGCAGGCCCGCCTGCTGGACGGCCAGAGCTACGCCCAGTGGTCCTACAACGCCGACCAGTTCTAATCAGCAACGCATACGGAGTACCTGACATGCTTAACACCGAACACACCGCCGACATCGTGATCTCTGGCGACACTGGCCGCTACGTTGTCTGGTGGAAGGACGACGTGATCGCCAACGCCGACGAGGTCGGCCTGCACCTGATCGTGCGCGGCGCACTGGCGAACGACCTGACCATCTACGACGCGGTCAAGGGCCAGTGGCTCTCCGGCACCGTCGCCCAACTCGACAAGGAGGGCTGACCGCCATGCGAGGCCGCCACTTCATCCGCCTGTACTACGACCGCTTCCAAGTGGTCGATCGCATCAGCCAACGCCCAGTGCTCTCCCGCGACACGCTCGCCGAGGCACGGGCTGCGGCCACCCTCCTCAACCTGAAGGACTGAGACCATGACCACCGACTTCCGCATCGCCGACCACGGTTCCATCGTGATCCTGCGCGCCATCTCCGACCCAGCCAAGGACTGGGTTGAGGCGTACCTACCCGAAGACGCCCAACACGGCTTCGGCGGCACCGTGGTCGAACGCCGCTACTTCGCAGACATCTACGACGGCATCACCGCCGACGGCCTGACCATCAGCTAATCAGCAACGCACAAGGAGTACATCAACATGGGTAACCGAGCAGTCATCACCACCGCGCCGTACAGCGACAGCAACGTCGGCATCTACGTCCACTGGAACGGGGGCCGCGCCTCTGTGGAGGGCTTCCTCAAGGCCGCCAAGGAGCTGGGCTACCGTGGCCCCGGCAGCGACCGCAGCTACGCTCTGGCAGGCCTCGCTGGCCTGATCTGGTCCTACCTCGGCACGGACGGCCTGTCCGTCGGCATCGACCTCTGCAAGAACCTCCACACCGACGGCGACAACGGCGTCTACCTGATCGACGGCGACTGGGAGATCGTGGGCCGCCGCAACTGGGAGGCTGACTGGGACGAGGAGGCCAACCAGTCAAAGACCGACGCCATCGCCAAGTGCGTCATCGTCAAGGCCAAGGCGGCCAAGGACGCCGATATTGAGGAGAAGCAGATATGAGCACCCTGACCATCCACTATCCCGTCAAGCTGTTCACCTGTGACCGCGCCAATGACGTGCCCGCTGGCACCGGCGCGCGTCACTGCCTGACCGACGACTTCGGCTACATCCTGCCGGGCTTCTCGGACATCGAGAACCCGACCTTGGGCCGCATGGCCGCCGACGCCATCAACCGCGCCTACGACGCTGGCATCCGTGCCGCTGAGCGCCGCATCGCCGACGCCCTCGGCCTGAACCGCGAGGATTGAGACCATGAGCCTGATACCGACCGAAGAGGTCATCGCCTCGATCCCACTGGCCCGCGCCGGTGAGTACGAGCTGAACAACCCCGAAGTGATCAAGCTGCGCAGCCTGATCTACAAGATGAACAAGAGCCACTTCAAGGGATGGCGCTGGCGCACCATGCGCGAGGGCAACTTCCTACTCGTATGGAGGATCAAGTGATGCAGGTGCCAGCCAACAGCACCGCAGCCACCGCCTTCGTCCTCGGCTACTTCCTGCTCAAGATCTCCATGATCGTGACAGGCGCAGTCATGACGCACCTCGGCAGCGACTGGTGGGTTCTCCTGATCCTCGCCGCCTTCATGTTCTGACAAAGGACCACGACCAATGAAACAAGCATTCCCCTATCGCGGCGAGTACTTCAGCAGCGCGGGCATGAGCCTTCGCGACTACTTCGCCGGGCAAGCACTCGTCGGGATCATGTCCAACCCCAACATGTCGCCGCTCAACTGCGGCTACGACGCCAACATCACCCACCGTGCCTTAGACCTCGCCGACGCGCTCTGCGCGGCGCTCAGGGAAGCAGACAAGGGAGACAATCAATGAGTGCTACTGACCACGTCCGCAACTGGAAGCTCTGGTACGGCTACCGCGCCAGCGACATGGGCCTCGCCGAAGTGGGCGCGGCGCTGAACGTCAGCGCCACCCGCGTCGCGCAGATTTGCCATAAGTACGACGGCTACGTCCGCCGCTCGCTGCTGGACCCCACGCACAAGGACGCCGAGAACCTCCGCCAGTACATCCCCGAGGGCTTCCGCCTGATCATCACCGACGAGGAGCCAGAGCTGCCGGGGAACAAGAACCGCCCGTGGTCCGTGGCTATGGACGGCCCCATCTTCAACCCGTGGACCGGCGTGCCGATCCCTGAGGCGGCGGCCTACTGCACCAGCGGCAGGACGTACTATTACCGCACGGCCAAGATCGGCGAGGATGGCGCGGTCCTCGTTGCCGCGCCCAAAGACCTGTCCAAGCCCGGCTCCAAGTCGGCCAAGCCTGACCGCCCGACCTACCCCAGCGACACGCCGATAAGCGAGATCTTCACCGACGTGCGGGCGATCAACTGCCTTCTGAACGACAACCGCCATACGCTCGGCGATCTAGTCGGCCTGACCAACGAGTACCTGCTGTCCATACCCAACCTCGGCAGGCGCACCTTGCGCTACATTCGCGGCACGCTGAGCGAGATCGGCTTCGAACAACCGAGCACCATTGACCCGAACTCGGAGATTGAGGTGCTGCGCGATAAATACAACAAGGTGCGCCGCAAGCTGTCTGGTGCCGAGATCAGGATCGCGGCCCTTGAGCACGACCTCTTCGTCGAGAAGAACTACACGTCCAAGCTGCGCAACATCCTGTCGAAGCTGACTGGCGACATGAGCATCCGTGAGCTGCGCGAGGTGGGCATTAACGTCGATCTGCGCGTGACCCGAGGGGACGCGAAATGACCCAGCCCAAGAACCTCCTCGTCGATCCGCGCGAGGCCGACCGCAAGGAGCGCATCGCCATGACCCTCGCCAGCGACAACCTCTACAAGGCGCTGACGACGTGGCACCCGAAGATCGTGTCGCACCTGCAAAGCCTACCCATGGCGCAGGCGGTGGAGATCGAGCATGACTGACCCCATCACCGAAGACACGCCCGAGGGCGGCCCCGAGGATTTGAGCTGGCAGCTCTATCAGGCCAACGAGAAGCTCAAGTGGCAGATCGCCGAGACCGACCGCTACCGGACGATGCACAGCGACGCGCTCAAAGGGCTGCGGAAACTGGCGGACCGTTACCAGCAGCTCACCGATCGGCTGACCATAGGCGTGCTGCGTCGCGCTGGCTTCCGGGTCGAGATCCACGACCCCGAAGGCTGCGACACCTGCGGCGCGGATATTGAAAACGACGATTGATAGCACCTGACGACAATTGATAACTTGCAATGCTACGTTGCATGTGCAATCAGAGCGCATCGGCAACGCACACAAAGGAGACAACCATGCGTTACCATTTCCAAGACTTCTGGCCGCTGTACGTCATCGGCTTTCTGTTCCTCGGCGGTCTGACCCTCGCGGCCAACGCATCGATCGAAGATCAGCGCCGGGTCAACTACTGCTTCGATCGCGGCTCTGTCCTCGTTCAGACCGACGCAGGCCCGCGCTGCGCGCCCCTCTACTCCCTCGAAAAGGTTCGCTAGCATGACCACCAAGCACAACCTGACCTTCCGCAGCGGCAAGACCCGCGACCGCATCGTGGACTACCTCGCCAAGCATCCGGGTGCGACCAGCGCGCAGATCGCGAAGGCGCTGGACCACGACAACAACGCGACGTGCGCTGCGCTGAACATCATGAACAAGGCCGGTCTGGTCGCGCGCTGGAAGGTCGGCGTGTACTACCGCTACATGCTCAAGGCCGACAGCAACGCGACGCTCAAGAAGCTGCCGCCGGTGGACCCGAAAAACCCCGAGCAGTACACGCTGCTCATGCCCGTGCCGCCGCAGCCGGACGTGACTGAGCTTGAGCGCCGTCTGGCCGAACTGGAGGCCTTTAAGGCCGAGGCCATCGCCAAGCACCCGGATCTGACCCCGGTTGACTACGAGGCCTACCGCGAGGCGCTGAACGCGCTTTATGCGGGGGCGGAGTGGGGCTTCGAGTGTTCTGACCCGCTTGATAACATCGACAAGAAAAACGTCGATGCCATGATCGCCGCAGCCAAGCTGTTCCCGGCATGAGGCGGCTGCGGGTCGTGCTGCTCCTCGGCGCGGCGGCGCTGGCATACGTGCTGGCACGCCGCCCGAGGGATGACTTCGACATCTGGGAAGGCATAGAGAAGGACTGGTACTGATGGCCTACCGCTACCGCACCCCCAGCCGCTCAGGCGGACGCGCTATCGAGCGCGTGCCTGTGCCCAAGGTCAACACCGGACGGGTCGGAGACTGATCGTGGCTGGCACCAAACGACTATCGCTGCACGGGCGGCTGCGCATGGCAGCGGCTTGCCCAGACCCAAACGCTTCGCTGCTTGCCGAAGCGGCTGATGCGATCGAACAGCACGAAGCCTTCCGGCAGGAAGTGAGCGATGCGGTGGAGTTGCTAGTTAACTCGACATATATGCCTGCGCCTTCCGAACATAAGCTGCGCCGCTTCATCATCGCCAAGCCCGATCCGCTGGTTGAGGCGTTGGATGAAGCCCTTTGGGAGGTCAGCAACGTAAAACTGACTGACCGGGAATTGCGGGCCGTTTCTCTGCGCCTGAACGCTAAGCGCGGCGGCGAGATTGAGGGAGAGAAGCAATGACACACCGCGACGAAGACGAAGAGATCATCGACACCGCACTGGACACGCTGGCTTGGCAGCGCCGAGAGATCGATCGGTTGAACGGTGTTATCAACGACACCGCTAAGCACTGGCTCGACCTTCAGCACGACCACCCAATCGTTTGGGAAGGCGCGGTGGACGCGGCGATGGAAGCCGCTTGCGATGAAATCCGCCGCCTGAGCGCCGCACTGGGAGAGAAGCAATGACCCCAGCCCTGCGCCACTGGCTGCACGTCAACTTCGGCTGGGACATCTACGACTGGTCGCCAGATGACATAAGGTTCTGACGTGTTCAAAGAGACCCTGATCAACGAGACCTGCAAGCTGTTCAAGGTTCACCCGCGCGACCTGCTGGGTGACTACCGCTTCAAGTTTCTGATGCCCGCCCGCTTCGCGCTGGCCAAGGCGCTGCGCATGCGCGGCTGGTCCTACCCCCAGATCGCCAAAGCGATCGGCAGCCACCACACCACGGCCCTATACCGGGTGCGCGAGGCTGAGTATCGTATGACCCGCGACCCTAAGTTCGCCAAGAAGGTCCACCACCTCGCCAAGTTCGGGAAGGAGATCGAGGATGCACCGTGAGGAAGATTACCAGTACCTGCGCGACGAGGTTTACGAGGAAATCTGTGAGCTGCTCGACGAGCGCTTGCCCTGCGGCAACTGTCGCGCGTCGATCCTGCTCCACCTGCTCGACGACACGTTCTCGGGGCTAGAGGAAGCGAACGCAGTGGCCGACGTGGTCTCTGTCATGCTGCGCATCGTCAACGAGCGCACACGCAACGACATGTACCTCTTCGACGTGAAGGGCCACGCCTGATGGAACTGACCGTCGCCCTGATCGCAGCGGCGCTGGTCCTCGGAGCCATCTGGCTGGGCGGCTGGATACGCGCCGCCATAGAAAATTACGAAGGCGACGAGAACCATCGCTAAAGGGGGTTGCAACCCTCGATTGCATGGACTAAGGACTGTCCATCAGCAACGCGGAGACGCAACATGGACAACCCCGAGTACACCGAACGCATGATCCAGTCGGCCATCAAGGCCCAGACTGATCTGCCCATCACCCTGAGCTGGAACGGCTACGACCCGTCGCCGGGCGAGACGGCCAACTTCGAAGTCTACTACGACGGCTACGACACGAACTACTGGGTCTGGGACTACGGCGGCTCGTTCGAGGTCGTCTGGCGCAACGCCGACAGCCTCTACCGCCCCGCCGCCAGCGCAGTGCGCTTCGACCGCGTGGCCAAGGCCATTATCGAACTCATCGAGGAGGACATCGCCTCCGGTAAACTGGGAGAGGAAGAATGATCTGGAACCCGTGGAAGGCGCTGGCCGCCGCTGAGCAAGAGATCGCCCGTCTGCGCAATCTCATCGCCGAGCGCGACGAGGAGAACGACAGCCGCTTGCGTGAGATCGGCGAGGTGCGTCTGCGCGCCAAGCTGGCCGAGGCACACGTCGCCAAGCTGACCAAGGATCTGGCCGAGGGCCACTTCCGCAATCCGAAGACTGGCCGTCTGGGCCGCAAAGGGGAGCGCTTCAAATGACCCGTGAACAAGAAATATCCGCCCGCGCACGCAAGCTGTTTGCCAAGCGCGACCGTTTAGAGGCAGAGATGAGGGCGATCGACGCCGAGCTGTCCAAGCTCCGCTCCGACTACCGCATCGAGACCAAGTCCTTCATCAACGACATGGTCCGGTTCCGCAATGCCGTCCACTTGAGTAAGATCGCAGCATGACCACCAAGGAAGAACGTATCGCCGCCCTCGACCTCGCAATTGAGCGGGGCGGTGGTATCGTCAAGTTTTGTCAGCGCATGGGCGTCACCCACCAAGCCGTGTACAACTGGCGCAAGCGCGGCTGGGTGCCGCCCGAGCGTGCCCTCGTCATCGAGGCCGTCTTCGGAATAGAGCGCAGCCAGCTTATGAACCCGGACCTCGTCCGGGCCGTCAGCGGTCCCGCCACAGCCGCACTGTAAGCATCCGTGGGGGAGGACGACGACATGAGCAACATCCGGGCCATCGCGCCCGCGCTACAGGCTGTGCGCGTCCCTGAGCCGCTCAGGGCGCTGCCGGGCTGGCTGATCTGGCGCTACGAACAGTTCGCAGGCGAGGCCAAGCCGCGCAAGATCCCGTTCTGGGCCGATGGTACGCGTCGCCACGGCACGCAGGGCGGCCCGCAGGACCGTGACCGGCTGACGACGTTCGTCGCTGCGCAGGGCGCGGCCATCCGGCTGGGCTTCGACGGCGTGGGCTTCGCCCCGCTGGACACTTTTGGCTACACCTTCCTCGACTTCGACAACTGCGTGGACGTGCATGGCAACATGCCCAAGGAAGTCGAGGACATCGTCAACCGGACCTACGCCGAGTACAGCCCGAGCGGCAAGGGCGTGCGCGCCGCGCTGAAGGGCGATCTGGGCAACCACAAGAGCCACGCGACGCCTGACCAGTTCGGCTTTGAGACGTTCAGCACCTCGGGCTTCGTGACGTTCACCGGCAACGTCCTGCCGACGTGCGAGCTGCTGGGCTACGAGGACCACATTGCCGAGGTTGACAGGCAGACCGAGGATCTTTGCCAGCGCCGCTTCGGCGCGTCCTCTGGCGCGACGTTCGACCCGGACGACTTCATGGCCGGGCGCGAGCCGAAGGTCGGCTACACGGTCGCCCAGATGGGGGAGCTGCTTAGCTACCTCGACCCGAGCATGGGCCGCGAGCCGTGGCTGCGCGTGGGGATGGCCCTGCACCATGAGTGCGACGGGGACGACACCGGCTTCGAGCTGTGGGACGAGTGGTCGAGTGAGGGCGAGACCTACCCCGGCACCGAGGGCCTGCGCTACCAGTGGGAGAGCCTGCGCCCCGCACCGGGCAAGCGTCAGGTCACGCTGGCGTCCGTGATCAAGATGGCCAAGGAGAACGGCTTCCGCCCTTCCGAGGCAGGTAGCCGCGAAGAAGTGCTCGCCAAGGCCGAGGCGATCATGGCTGACCTGCCTGCCGAAGGCCGCAGGCGCTTCACACCGGAGCCGATTTACGAGGTCTCCCAGCACGCGCCGATGGAGTGGCTGATCAAGCGCGTCATGCCCAAGGCCGGTCTCGGGATACTCTACGGCGCGTCGGGCAGCGGCAAGACGTTCGTCGCGCTCGATTTCGCCTTCTCAATCGCCATGGGCCGCGACTGGCGCGGCAACCGCACGACGCAGGCCAAGGTGATCATCATCGCCGCAGAAGGCGGCAGCGGTCTGGGCAAGCGCGCGGAGGCCTATGCCCGGTTCCACGGCTTCGACCTGCGCGACGTTCCGAACCTGCACGTCATCACCGCCGCGCCGAACTTCCTTGAGAGCGACGACATCAGCGAAGTGCTGGCCGAGATCAAGGCGATCGGCGGAGCTGAGTTCCTGATCATCGACACGCTGGCGCAGGTGACGCCCGGCGCGAACGAGAACACGTCCGAGGACATGGGCCGCGCGCTGGCCAACATCAAGCTGCTGCATGAGCAGCTAGGCTGCATGGTCGAGCTGGTCCACCACGCGGGCAAGGACTTGTCGAAGGGGTCGCGCGGCTGGTCGGGCCTAAAGGCCGCAGCCGACGTCCAGCACGAAGTAACGCGCCATGAGAATGGCGAGCGCGAGATCCTGATCGAGAAGATGAAGGACGGCGAGGACGGCGTCCGCTACGGCTTCAAGCTCGAAGTGGTCGATCTGGGCGTGGACTACGACGGCGACCCCGTCACGAGCTGCGTCGCGGTCGAGACCGAGCTGTCAGCGCCGAAGGAAGACCTCGGCGAGCGCAAGGGCACGAAGCGTCGCGGGCGCATGGAGAACCATGTGCTGGAGATTATGACCCTGTTCGGCGAGCAGAGCATGGTCTCGGCGCTGGAGCTGATCGACAAGGCGTCGGAGGCCCTGCCGCCGCCAGAAGAGGGCAAGCGCGACATCCGCCGCCAGTCTGTGGTCCGCGCTATCAACAGCCTAAGTCGCGAGAAAGACGGGCCTTTGAAGCTCGAAGGCAACAAAATCGTCTTCTACGAGTAAAAAATTGCAAATAGGGGGTTGCAATCCCAGATTGCAGCCCCTACATACCATGTCATCAGCAACACAGGAGTAAATGACATGGCTACCCAACCGAACACCATTGACCTCGCCGCCTCGGTCGTTGACCGTCTGGGCGACATCAAGGCTCAGATCGCCGAACTCAAGAAGGTCGAGGCCA